CGAAAAAGCGAATCAAAAAAAAAAGACGCGGGCACATACAAGCCCAGCCGACACGCTCAGGTAAAAGGGGAACACCTTACCGAAGTGCCGCCATGCCCCGCGTACTTCGATGCGGAGCGCGCGGCGATATGGGGCGAGGTGTGCGCCCGCCTTATTGAAATGAAAGCACTGTACCCCGTCGATTTGAGTATGTGCGAAGGGTATGCAAACGAATTGGCAATCTATAATAATGCAATTGAGCAGCTCCATGCCCGCCCTATAATTACAAATAGTCAAGGCGCGGAAATCGTGAATCCTTACGATAAAATCCGTAATAGTGCTGGAGCTTCGCTAAAGTACTACATCCGTGAGCTCGGGTTATCGCCAAGGTCACGAGCTTTGTTAAATTCATATTACAATGAAGAGCCCGACGAAATAGACCCGCTGGCCGCGCTACTAAACTAATCCAAAAAGTGAAGTTTGTCCAACAAGTCCAAGACCACCCAGAACATTTTGGCGAACCCGTAAAGCTCGCCGTAAAGCGGCATTTGAAGGATGTTACCCGTAAAGATATTTACTATGACGCCGCCCGTGCTGATCTCGCTATGAAGGTGATTGGCATGTTACGACATACCAAAGGCGAGTACTCAAACCGCCTCTTCCAGATTACCCCATTCCAAGAATTTATTATTCGCTCTATATTCGGCTGGTTTGTCAAAAAAACAGGCCGCCGAAGGTATAGAAAGGCATACATAGAAATAGCCCGCAAAAACGGCAAGACTGAGCTCGCCGCCGCTATTGCTATACTTACCGCATACTTTGACAATGAAGAAGGCGCCGAGGTGTATTTCGCAGCAACTAAACGTGATCAGGCAAAAATTGGCTTTGAGGCCGTGGGAGACATGATAAAGCGGCTACAAAAGGACAGCCCCGCCGTGAAGTCTAGCATTAAGATATTCCGCAACGCGATAAACAAAGTTAAGGGCGTGCCCGCCAAAATCGAACCCCTGAGCGCGGACTATGACACCCTCGATGGTACTTCGCCGAGTTGCGCGATTATTGACGAGTACCACGCACACCCTAATGACAAGCTACTAAAGGTAATTGAAACGGGTATGGGCGCACGGATTAACCCCCTTCTATTCATTATCACAACGGCGGGTTTTAATAAAGAAAGTGCCTGTTACAGGATGCGGGGCGTCTGTATATCGGTTTTGCGCGGGCAAAAAAAAGACGACGCTTTATTTAGCCTCATCTTTTCCCTCGACGAGAAAGACGACTGGAACGACCAAAAACTTTGGATAAAGGCAAACCCAAATCTCGGGCTAACCCCTTACCTTGATTACATGCAGACAATGCACAAATCAGCGGTAAACGAGGGGCATAGTGCCGAGATACAGTTCCGCACAAAAAATCTGAACCAGTGGACAAATGTCCGCGAAACATGGGTAAAGGATGCGGACTGGCAAAAGTGTAAAGGCGAAGTAAACCCCGAAGCCCTCAAAGGCCGGAAGTGTTTTGCAGCCCTTGACCTTGCTACCACCTTAGATATATGCAGTTTATGCCTCGTTTTTCCGCCTGAATCCGAAGGCGAAAAAACCGCCTATTTGTGGTGCAATTGGTGCCCCGAAGACACCGCCGCCGACCGCTCCAAATCCGACGCAATAGACTATTTGCAGTATGCCCGTGATGGGTATTTGACTTTAACCCCGGGTAACGTCACAGACTATGAGTATATAAAGCATAAGATTAGGGAGCTAGCACAAATCTACGATATACATACTATTGCGTACGACCGCTGGAATAGTAGCCAGCTCGTGATAGATTTAACCGAAGATGGTTTAAAATTAGAGCCATTCGGGCAAGGGTTCAGTAGTATGAGCGCGCCTACAAAGGAATTTGAACGCATGATATTACGCCGCGAAATCGCCCACGGCGGCAACCCGCTCGCCCGTTGGTTCCTGAGCAACGTACAAATAAAGTCCGACCCCGCGGGCAACGTCAAGCCCGATAAAGCTAGCAGCCGTGAAAAAATAGACGGAATAGTGGCGGCAATCATGGCCACGGGGCACATGATGCAGAATAAACACGCGGGTAACGCATTCAATAAGTCTTCCGATATATTTTTAATCTAAAGCCAGTCCAATGCGCAAGGGTAGTAAATACACCTCTCCAAACGCTTTTTTTGAGCGTTACACCGAGAACTTTTACAAGTGCTCAAACGGCCAAGAAGCCTATAAACTTACCGAGCAAGAACTCGGGCGGCGGTTCAGCTCTTACGCGTCTTTTCGCGCCGCGAAGTGCCAACACGCGGCACGGATGCGCAAGATGCGGCTGGCGCAACGGTCACGCCCGCGGCGTAGCTATCTAATTTGATTAAAATTTCAAGTACCGCCCTTTGTACCTCTTCGGGGCGGGGTTTAGTGTGGCTCATAGTATGCGATTATGAACCCAAATGTAGCAATACGCCCAATTGACAGAGAAAACCGAAGCCAATTTATCAAACATTTGGCTCGTTAGCCGCGATTTTCCAAGCTCTATCGAAGACAAGTTAGCCCCCGTCATATCTAAGGCTTTTGCAAAATCGCTTTGGCTGAGCCCCGCCAACATTCGCACCAACCTAACACGCCCCCCTAGTGTGTTTTGTCGCATAGATTACAACTTTTTGAAAATATTATTTGATTTTTTCAAATTACATTTGAAAATTCAAATTTAGTTTGCATATTTGCACCATACTTTACAAAGGTAAACGAAAACATATGTAATATGACCGTTTGCCGCCTTCATTTAATCATACTATGAGAAATCAAAAACGTACACGCGCCCCGCTTAGTGAGGATTTAAAACCCCTCGTTTGGCGGGGCGATTACACCCGAATCGCCGAAATAGCTTCAAAAGAGCTAGGGCAAAAAATCAGCCGCGCCCACGTCCGCGACGTAGCCACAGGCCGATACCCAACCACACCCGAACGCGCCGCCATTTACAATAGATGCTGGCGCAACATCTTAACGCCACGTAAACGCAATATCTAATGAGTACACTAACTAACCCGGGCGAAAGTACAGATCGCCCAACCCGCCCCGATCACCCACATACCAAGGTAACTCGGTGGGATAGCACCGAAGGCGCTATGTACGCCTATGCCCAAGACCAAGAGCCCGTAAAACTGATAGGTAAATTTATCATTTTGGCATCTGGTTTTATGCGCGTACAAGGTGGACGCCCCGACCGCGGGGCGGATGGTTTTTTGCCCGTTAGATCCAATATTCACTACACAGGCGGCGGCTTAAAATGGTCGCAAATCATACCCGTGTGGGTAGGCGAAGAAAAAACGCCTGAGTTTATCGGGCTTTGGGCGGACATCAAAGAGCGTGTAAAGGCCGCTGGTGGCAAGTACACGCAATGCCTATACGTTACACCCGTCGAGGACATGGAGGCCATTTACCGCCTTGATATTAGCGGTGAGCACCTGAATGTTTATATAAACACGCTCAAAGCCCTAAAGCTGAGAGATAACAAACTAACGAAAAAGGTACATACAATAGAGTACCCGACTAAAGAGGCCTACACGATCACCGGGCGCACATTTTACCGCCCCCGCATGGACATAAAGCCACTACCCGAAAAAAACTTATCAGAAATCGGGCACATAATAACCGATAAGTCGGTTATTTTAGACGAATATATACGCGCGCTTATTGAGTGTCAAGAAGGTGACGTATTGCCGCATACTCAACAAAACGCGCCGAATACGGGTATTAGTATGCCGCCTTCGGCAAATATAGCACCCCCGCCCAGCTCCGAGCCTCCGCTCTTTGAAGGCAACGACGATTTACCATTTTAAACACGCCGAGTTGTTCATGGTGAGCCGTCACCAAATGCGGCGGCGGCTCTATTTTCTCAAATTCTCAATTTTAATTTATGTACAAAGAATTTATACCATTTAGCACCCTATACAACCACCCAGACCCGCCCCCAAAAGCTAAGTTAAAGGGCAAAATCACCGATGCTCACCCCTTTTATACCCTTGATGCAGCGGGTACCGTCCGCAGAAGAGACCCTAAGCCAATACCTAGGCAAACGGATAAACTCAACTTTGCCCGCGAACCACGCACACCACGCCGTAAATCATTGTAGGTTATTGTTAATACATTTTTAAGTGTTACGCCCCGGCGCGGCAATCGCGTCGGGGTTAATCCTTAATACAATTTTTAGTATTTACTATGTCACAAAATTACAACATTTTCACCACCATACACCACGCGAAGCGCATTGAGTTGGGTATGTCACTCGTCGAGTGGTGCATAGCCGATATGGTGTATGTCCTACAAAATGCAGACGGCCAAAAGTGCGACGCAAGCCGCGTGTATATGGCCGAAGTATTGGGAGTTTCGCGGCGTTCGGTTATTGAAAATGTGGATAATTTGGTAGCTCAAAACTACCTCCAAAAAACCGCCGACGGCAATTTGACCTATACTCGCAAATGGGCGTCGGTGTATTTGACGGTGCAGAAAATGCACTCGGGCGGTGCAGAAAGTGCACTCAATGCGGTGCAGAAAGTGCACTTGGACGGTGCAGAAAGTGCACCCAATAATAACTCTCTCTTTCATGCGCGTATGCGCGAGGACGTCCCAACCCCTCAAACTCAAAACACCGACCAAACCACAGAGCCTACACTTGAAAAAATCCAAGCAGCCCGCGCCGAGGCCGAAGCGTGGCGCGACGGTAACAAACTCACAATTTTGTCAATTGCCAACACGGCATATTTTGCCGAAGGCGAACACGGAAATTTGCACGATCAGGTAACCGCGTTTATTGACTTTTACTCGGGAGACAAAATGCCCGAGATGCAAAAACGATTCTTAAAAGACCCGTCACGTTTTTTGCACCTCAATTTACGGGGGTGGTTAATCAAGGCGAAGGTAATGCCCACATACAAAACACAGGCAACAACCACACAGGCCGCCGCACCCGCACCCAAATACACACCGCCGCCGCGCGTCCGCACTCAGGCCGAAGCCAATCGCACGTACACCCCGCTTCCAATATCCGAATTTATGAATATCTTTAAAAACCGCTAATGACTAAGCAACCATACACACCAACCCCGCCCGATACACTGAGCGGTTACGTATTCGGCAAGGCGATGCCCCACGCCCCCGACCTCGAGCAAGTAGTGCTCGGTGCCGCCCTATTAGAGCGCGAAGCCACGGGCACGGTTACCGACACACTTACCGCGTCCGCATTTTACCTCGATGCGCACAAGATAATCTACGAAGCAATCGTAGAGCTTACCCGCAAAAGTAACCCCGTAGATTTGCTTACCGTTGTTGAGCAACTCCGCACCACTGGCGGACTCGAAAAAGTGGGCGGGGCCTATGTAGTTACTGAGCTAATGCAGCGCGTGGCAAGCACCGCAAATTTAGAGTACCATTGTCGCATATTGCGACAATTCCAAATACGCCGCGAGGTGATACAAGCGGGCACCGCCGCAATAGAGGGCGGGTATAACGATGCCCTAGACCCCTTCGATCACCTCGACGCCACCGAGCGAAATCTTTTTGAGATTACAAACAAGGGCGCATCTGGGCAAATCACCACAGCCCGCGCCTCATTAACGGATTTCTTTACCGGATTAGATGCGGCGATGAAATCTGGCTCGGGCATTACAGGCGTACCGAGCCACATTCGCAGCATTGACAAAATGAGTGCAGGCTGGCAGCCCTCAGACCTCATAATCTTAGCCGGACGCCCCGGCATGGGTAAAACGGCGGCGGCTCTATCTAAGGCACTTTTTCAGGCCATGGCGGGCGTACCAGTAGCCTTTTTCAGCCTTGAAATGTCAAAGCTCCAACTTGTAAGCCGTTTAGTGTCTATGGTATCGGGCGTAGATAGCGAGTTGATCAAAAACGGAACACTAAACCCGCAACAAATGCAGTCGGTACAGGATGCCGCCGAAGTGATCCGCACGCTAAATATTTACATAGACGATTCGCCCGGCCTTACCGTAATGCAGTTCCGCAACCGTTTACGCCGCCTCGTGCTCAAACACGGGGTAAAAATGGCTTATCTGGATTATATACAACTCATGGAGGGCGGCGAAAAAAACCGAAACCGTGAGCAAGAAATTAGCGGCATAAGCCGCGCCGTGAAGATCACCGCAAAGGAACTCAATGTTCCGATCATGGCACTTTCACAACTAAGCCGCGCGCTCGAAACACGCGGCGGTGCAAAGCGGCCCCAACTTTCTGACCTCCGAGAATCCGGTTCTTTGGAACAGGATGCGGACGTAGTGGCGTTCGTGTTTCGGCCTGAGTACTACGGCATACTCGAAGATGATAGCGGCATGAGCACTAACGGCCTAGCCGAGTTCATCTTCGCCAAGCACCGCAATGGTAAACTCGGTACCGCTATTTGTCACTTTGACGCCCCGCGCACTATGTACACCGATGTACAAAATGGCGGCGCGGTATTCACTCAAACCACATCTACTACCACCTTCGAGCGGCGGCCAGCGGATGAATACACCCCGTTTTAACATGACACAGATACAGACCATACCAAGCACCAGATTGGTGCACGTAGATAGTAAACACTCAGTGCTTTTGATGCTAAACCTTGACGAATCCAAACTTGAAATGCACTTAATGGAATCCGGAGACCGGGTAGGTGTAGAATTAAGTTTTGGATTTAATAGCACCAAGGATTTGCACGTAAATTTTGACTCGGTTTTGAGAACACCCGAGCAGGTCGCCGCTTTTTTTGAAAAAACCTTTAAACCTCTTATCAATGACAAATAACAAAATAGCAGTTTTTACAGAGGCCGAAATTTCGGAGTTAGTACGCAACGCGTACGCCGAAGGATTGGAATATGGGGCAAAAAAGCTCAAGCAGTCCGCACCACTTTTGACCGCCGCACGACTCGCCGAAATGCTCGGATGCAGCGCGGCAAAAATCCGTATCATGGCCGATAATGGCGAAATCACCTCTCACCGAATCGGCGTAGAGTACCGCTTTGATTTTGAAACCGTAAAAGGCGAAATAGCCCAAAAAAAGATATAAACCATGGTAATTTTTGCAATCGCGGTTGTGTGTTGCGGCTATGTTGGATTTTCGGTATGCACCGAAATCGAACAAATGGAGCGCACCCAACGGAATAAATACAAATAGCTCTAAAATGATTTGCTACCAGCTTTACATATCTAAGAATTTCCCCGCTTACCATATCCGCCGGGGCGAACCAACGGGCTTTATTGATGCAATAAAGTACGGCGGCAAGCTACATACCATCCGCGCAAATTACCCGCTTTGGCAAAAGCGCTTTGAAAAGATACACGCTGGAAATGCGTATATATCAATAAGACAGTGGGAGGGTGCGCCATACAAATCAAAACACATAGAACTGTTTAGGACGGACGCCCTCGACGGTATAGGACTTGAAAAGGTGGTGATAAACAAAGAGTTTGGCGTATTAGTGCCTACTGTTTCAACGCTTGGCATTTTGGCTCAAAACGACGGATTAGACAAGGGCGATTTTACCCACTGGTTTACCCCTTACCCACTCGGGCAAGAGTGGGCAATTATTCACTTCACGGATTTTCGGTATTGCCACTAACGTTGATGTTCAGCACTACACTTAATGGCTTTTATTTTGTCAATTGCGTGTTAGGCGATGCCCTTTTTACGGATTTTAAAAATTTAAACAATATAAAATGAAAGCAAGATTATTAAAAAAATTACTCAACGATACTGGTTATGCCATATCAAATAACAGAGATTTTATCGCCGTTGGTTCCCCACTTTGCCACAACTTAATTAGCGTGAATAAAGAAACTCTAAAAGTAAAATATGCCTTAGATGCTTTTAGAGAAGGTCGTAAGTATTTGGAAGGAAAATCAAATAGTAAGGCGAAAATGAACTTTTATTTATTTGGCGAAAATGAACTTTTATTTATTTGGGATAAACTTCACGAGTTAATTGAAAGCGGACAAATTCAGGAAATCATAAACGGCAAAGATGAAATTGAAAATCCATTACCTGTATTTACGGTTATAGATGGAAAATTAGTTGAAAGTGTTACCGATAAATACGGCTGGCCGAATACCGATGATAATGGAATTTGTATGTATGAAAACACACATTTCCCAACTGCAAAAGAAGCAATTGAGTATGGTATTTCTGAATATAAAGCACGCGAAGAAAACACTTTAAGGCGAATAAAAGAACTTGAAGAGGATTTGTCAAAGGTCAAAGAACGACTTGAAAAATACAGAGGTTATATTTCACACTTGCGGTCGCTCTAAGGTTACTGCCAACGGTTCTCGGCTTGGCGAGGTTGGGGACTTAGAAGCACAATCGCTCAATTTTAGTACAAATTTTAAATAGATATACAAATGAATGATTTACCACAAAAGCCCCAATCTTGCCAAACCGATGTTAGCGGTTCGGGCTATATCAACAATCCAATGACTGTTGATGAAATCGCAAACAATGCAAATTTTCAAATGGGAAATATTGAATATTATTTATCCATTAAAAACTATGAAAGCGCCTTAATAAAAGCAAACTGTCTTGTTTCGGAATTGCAAGATATAATGGCTTTAAAAAATGGATCGGAGCTTTTTAAGCCTGAACGCTAACG